TGAGACCACGGCCGAACTACTGCGGCAGCTTGAAAAAGAGGTCCTGCTACGGGTGGAGATGAGCCGGCGTTACGGCGTCGACATGCGCAGCAAGTCTGATTCTCAGATGGCCGAGCAGGCGTACATTACCAGTATGCGCCTTCAGCGACGGGAGAACGAAATCCCCCGTACGGTGCGTTATACGCCGCCGAGCTTTTTGCGGTTTCAGGACGCGCAGTTGCAGGGACTGCTTGACCGGGTGGCTGAGCACACGTTCATCATGAACCAAAACACCGGGCATGTGGTGCTGCCGGACTTCCTGGGCGAGCGCACTATACCGTTCGGCACCGGCGAGTATCAGCTCGGCGTGGGAGGTATACATAGTGTTCACGACCGAAAAGTGTGTTACGTCGCTGGGGCCGACGTCATCTGTGACATTGACGCCGCTAGCTTCTACCCCAGCATCATCCTTGAGTGTGGTTTTGTGCCTGCCGGACTGGGTGAGGACTTCGTTCGCGAGTATCGTAAAATTTACGAACGGCGGCTGGAGGCCAAACGTTCTGGTGATAAGACCACGGACGCCACGCTCAAGATTTCTTTGAACGGCACATTTGGCAAGCTCGCTAGCCGTTACTCGGTGCTGTACTCGCCGGACTTGATGCTCGCTGTGACGCTGACTGGGCAGTTCACCCTGCTCATGTTGATTGAGTGGCTTGAGCTGGCTGGGGCGACCACGCTTTCCGCCAACACCGACGGTATCGCGATTCGGTATCCGGCCGCGCTCGAGGACACTATTCAAAAGGTGGTGCGTCGGTACGGTGAAATTTCTAAGTTCGCTTTTGAGTTTACGCCTTACCGCGTGCTGGCGATGAAGGATGTTAACAACTACATCGCCGTCAAACCGGACCGATCGCTAAAAGTTAAAGGTATTTACGCACCGTTGTCGCTCAAGAAAAACCCCACTGCGCAGGTCTGCTCAGACGCTGTGGGGCAGTGGTTAGCGCGAGGCACGCCGCTGCTCGACACGATACACGCCGCGCCGTTCAGAGACTTCATCTCAGCGCGTAACGTCACGGGCGGCGGTGCTCAGGCCGGTCAGTACTTGGGTCGCGTGGTGCGGTGGTATCAATCTAACGACCCCGCGCTGGAGCCGATACGTTATATCAAGAACAATAACAAGGTGCCCAAGACCGACGGTGCTCGAGCCTGCATGACCGTTGAGGACTTCATCAAACACCCGGCTGATCTCGACCACACTTGGTATCAAAAAGAGGCGATCAAGATCGCCGTGGCGGTGGGTTGTGAGAACTACCTCAGCTCGGAAGAGCTCGCGCTCATCGCCCCACCACCCAAACAACCTAGGAAACGTAAAAATGACAACACCTCTACAATCATCCGGTAACACCCGCACCGTATTCGTCGTGCAGGTTGACAACAGCAAAGACCTCAGCGATGCGCGTCGGTTCGGTCAGCTGCGGGCAGTGTTTAGCCGCCCCCGCAAACCGTACAACACCCGCATGATGATCGCTAAAGCGCGACGAGTATTGAGTGAGTGGGAGCCGGGAGACTACCTGCTCATGGTGGGAGATCCGTCGCTGTGCGCCATATGCGCCGCGCTGGTCACCGAGCAGGACTACAAGTTGAACCTGTTGAGCTGGGACCGCGAGCTGTTCCAGTACATCACACACCAGTGGGACTTCGGCCAGAACGCCGAAGACTACGACGATTTCGCAACGGCGGACGACTAACCGCCTCTACTCAGAAAGGAGAAACAAAATGTCAAAAGAGAAGCAACCCACCCCCAGCAGCTGGCAGGACACGCTGCGCCGGGGTAAGCAGGCCGTTCCCCCGCGTATCGTCATCTACGGCGGCCACGGGATAGGTAAGTCGACGCTCGCCAGCCAGTTTCCGGCCCCGATCTTCATCAGTACGGAAGACGGCTTGGACTCGCTCGACGTGACGAGCTTTCCCCGAGCGACGCAGATCAACGACGTGGTGGAGAGTATTAAGACGCTCATCAAAGAAGAGCATCAGTTCAAGACCGTGGTGATTGACTCGGTTGACTGGCTGATTGAGCCGCTGATTGTGAGCAATGTGGAGTCTTCCCACGAGGCCAAAGACCTCGCCTACGGCAAGGGACAGATGTTGGTCGCGGAGGAGTTTCGCGAGATCTTGCAGGGGCTCGACGTGCTGCGAATCAAGCGCGGTATGAACGTGGTCTTGATCGCACATGCGGCGGTGGTGAAGTTCGAAGACCCCCGCACCGAGCCGTACGATCGCTATCAGCCTAAGCTGCCGAATCGCTGCAACGCGCTGCTGCAAGAGTGGGCCGATGTGATTGCGTTTGCGGCGTTCAAAGTGATCATCCGCAAGTCTGATACCGGGTTCAACAATCAAAAGACCCGAGGCGTGACTACCGGCGAGCGACTGCTGCACTTTATTGAGAACCCCGCGTATGCTGCAAAGAACCGTTACGGTTGCCCCGACGAGATTGAGATGAAGATTGAAAATCTCGAAAAACTCATCCCCATTGCCGCTTAATTAAAGGAGCCCCTTATCATGGCAAAGTTTGGATTTGACACCGCCGAAGTTGATGTTTCCGCCCCCGCCGAGTACGACCCCATTCCTGAGGGTGAGTACATTCTGAAGGCACTCGACGCTGAGGAGAAGTCCACCAGCCGAGGCGACGGCAGCTACATCAAGGCGAAGTTTGAAGTCGTCAAAGGTGAGCACGCCGGCCGCCTGTTGTGGCAAAATTTCAACATCAACAACCCCAGCGAGAAAGCACAGCGTATCGGCCGGCAGCAGCTCGTCGCCTGGGCCACCGCGTGCGGCAGGCCCGAAGCCGACGACACCGACAAGCTGCTTGAAAAACCGTTCCGCGCAGCGGTCGGTGTCGAGCCCGCTAGCAACGGCTACAAGGCGAGCAACAAGATCAAAGCGTTCCTGTTTGATGATGCTCCCGCAGCGGCAGCCCCAAAAGCCGCCCCCGCCCCTAAGCCCGCGCCCAAGGCCGCCTCAAAGCCCGCCGCCGCGTCTTCTAACCCCTGGGACTGATCGCCATGGTAGCCATTCCGCCCAAACCCGAGCAGCAGATAATTAACCGTGTCTACGCTGCCATTCAGAAAGAGAAAGCAGATTCTGAACTGTACTTAGGGCGGCTTGGCTCGTCTGGGATAGGTGAGGAGTGCGTCCGTCAGGTGTGGCTCAACTGGCGAGGTTTCGCCCGCGAGCAGTTTGACGGACGTCTGTATCGCCTTTTTGAGACGGGGCACCTTCAGGAGGCGCGAATCGTAGATGATCTGCGCCGTGCGGGGTTCGCGGTCTGGGACAAACAACCCGACGGACGTCAGTACGAGTTCGGCGACTCGACCGGGCACTTTATTACAAAAGTGGACGGCGTGGTCAGGGATGTTCCGGAGAGCGACAAACCGCACCTGCTGGAGGTGAAGACGCACAACAAAAACAGCTTCAGTTCGCTGCTGAAGAAAGGTGTAGCCGACTCAAAGCCTTCTCACTACGCTCAGGTGCAGATCAGTATGGCGCTCGGGGGATTCTCTCGGGCGCTGTATGTGGCGGTCTGCAAAGACGACGAGCAGTTCTACGTCGAGCGTATACGGGAAGACGCAGCCGAGCAAGACCGACTGCGAGCGCGAATCATCAAACTCACGGAGGCCCGGCTACGCCCGGCCGGAATCAGTGATGATGGCTCAAGTTTCGGCTGCAGGTTCTGCAGCATGAGGGCGGTCTGCACCCGCGAAGTTGAACCCCTGCGTCACTGCCGCACCTGCCGCATGTGTACCCCAGGGCCGGAAGGCCGTTGGGTATGCGAACTCAACAACCACACCCTAACCCTCGACGAGCAGCGGGCCGGGTGTGAACATTACGAGGTATTATGATTATGAATAATTCAAGACCCATGACCTTCGGCGAAAAAGCCGTCGGAATCACCTTTAACCCAAGCGGTGACCCGACGGTCGAGGCAATCAAACGTAAGTGCGCCGATCTGATTGATGAGATCCATGAGCTGCGCACCAACCAGCCCAACGGCGAGATCGCGCGCATGGCGTCCCTTGCCATCACCGACATTCAGTCTGGGCAGATGTGGGCCGTCAAGGCCGCAACTTGGAGGTACTGAGATGAGCACGAGTAACGCAAGCACCATCCCTAGCTTTGAAGGGCCAACGATCAACCACCCTGGCGGGCCAACGATCAACTACCCTGGCGGACCTGTGCAGTTTACGAAAGAAGGGGAAAAGGACCCCTGGAAGCACCGCTCTGTTGGGATGCGCTGTCAGACCTGTATCTGGTTCGTACTCAAAGAGTTGACCACCGCTACAGGAAAGTCGAGCGTTGGCCGCTGCCGCCGTCACGCTCCAACGATGGGAGGCTATCCCGTGGTCTTTATGACCGACTGGTGCGGTGACCACCGGCTGGATGAGAACAAGATATGATCACTATCGGTATTGACCCCGGCTTGAGTGGGGCGGTGGGGGTGCTCAGAGACGGACGATTCGTCGCCGTAGAGGACATGCCTACCGTTGCTAAGGGTTCGGGTAGCGTTAAGAGCGAAGTTGACGCGGCGGGACTTCTCGCTATCCTGAGGCACCACGTCGCACCGGATGAAGACGTAGCTGTGGTTCTTGAGCGCGTAAACGCTATGCCCGGTCAGGGGGTGAGTTCGGTTTTTAGCCTGGGGGACTCTTTCGGTGTGGCTCGAGCAGCGGTTGCGGCCGCTCGGCTGAGCCTTACTTATACGTCACCTGTGACTTGGAAGAGGCACTTCGGGCTGAGCTCTGACAAAGAGCAGTGCCGGGCGTTTGCAATCAGGCTCTACCCTGATGCGCCGCTCAACTTGAAGAAGTATGCCGATCGGGCCGAGGCGCTCCTCATGGCGCAGTGGCTTTATGAGAAGCATTTCAAGTAAAAAGAAAAACCCCCGAACCTAAACAGTTCGGGGGAAGCCGCCCCCATGGACAGAGAGGCGACGAGGAGTCCCCGCACACTCAGGGACTGGTAAAGCCGGAGTATATTGACGGTGCGGGGAGTTGCCGCCCGGCGGCTAGCGCACCATACCCTTGGGCTTGAGAAACTGCGCGTTCTTTCATTTTATCGTAGGCTAGCAGCGCCAGTGGTGAAGCAACCGCTAGCAGCGTTGAAGGTACGCGGGTTACTGGAAACGGAAACAACGAAAGCGCTGAGCTCCCGGCTCCAACACTCGCTAGGATGCCGCCCGGAACGTCACCTTCTGAGAATCGGCTGTACGCCTGCTGCCCGAGATCGGCCATTCCTAGGCCTGCTAGCGCACCAGCTGCTCCGGGAAATGCTCTGTACCCAATATTTACTCCGCGTGAGACTGCCTGAGCACCGCGTGACAACGGTGAAGGCTGGCGGGGCTGAGGTGGTTCTGGAGGCGGCGGGGGCGTTGTGCCTTGGGTGGGAGGTACGTCGGCATAGACCTGACTCGAAGGTAGTAACACTCCCGAAGGTGTTGAAGTAAGGCCGGGTGCTTTAGCGAGCAGGGACTTCGCATCACCCGTTACAATCCCTTGACGCTTGAGCTGCTCGATGACTTTGGCCTGCTCGTTAGCAGCGGCAGCCTGTTGAGAGGTGCCTACGTTGTAGGTCTGTTGCCTCGCACGACCCGTAGCCCCTGCGTCCGTGGTGCCTTGCAGCTGCCGGGTGTGCATCGGGTCTGTAGGTATCGGAGCTGGAGGGGTGGCCGCCGGTTGAACCGCCGGGGCAACGGGTTTGGTCGAACTCCGTAGCAAATCAGCTGCGGCTTGTGCTGCCCGTTCTCTACCGCTTTCAGTGAACCGGCTTGCCTGTGAACCTAAAGCAGCCCCCGCAGCGTCAATCGCAACGCGACTAGCGGTGGGGTATTCTTCATAGATTTTTCCAGGGAGTGCTTTGATTTCTTCAGTTAGTTTATCCCGCCGCTGTTGATCGGTGAGCTGGCCGTTAGTTTCTTCTGTGCTCGGGCTTGAAGGTGCGGCTGCTGGTGGCTTTCCCCATGTGCCGCTCTCAAACTGTGCTACGGCGTCGGCTATTTTTTCGGCTGAGTCTTTAGGGAAAGGAGCATTAGTACTTTCAAGACCTAACGACCCGGCGAGCCAAATCTTGTAGTTGTCTTGAGCTTCC